GTAAAGATTTGGCCGACACACGCCCCTACGGCTTTATGTGTGCCCCACCCCTCTGCCACCCGAAGGGCGCGTCATGGGTTTTCGGCTTCTTTTGGGCGCGTAGTGTGGTCCGGCGGGTATCGCCACCGGCAAGCCGGTGCCCAGAACCTTTCACCACTAGAGGATGCAAGGGCCACAGTTTTCTGCGGACCGCATACTAATCTCTACGCCAACTACAGTCTTGTCTTCTAACTAGTTACCTGAGACAGGGCTAGATTCCCCTCCGAACCGCGGCCTCCTCCACGGCAGGAACAAAGGTTGGTTCCCCCAGCTTCGACTCCGGCCTACACAGCAATCGCACTTGCCCGCCTTCGGCCTGTCTTGCGTTGTGCACTCCATCTTATCTTTTGAGAAGAAATGCCACCAGTTACACCACGGCCACTCGCAATTCGCCAGCCACGTCGCTTGACGTAAGCTGGTACGCGATTAATAGGGCCGCTCACCGTAGCTCGCACAGGCAGGGATCCTTATCTATCCCATGGTTGTCTAATGTCCCTGCATTCGCTAGACAAGGTATTTAGGCAACCTACCTCGAGTTACAACATCCCGCATCGGTGCGGTCACACACAGGGCAGTCCCACTAATGGCCGGTGCTTCATCGCTAGTTTCTTAAGGCTAGCATCCACAGAGACCATGTAGACATTTAATTTGCCTGGAATAGGCGCCCTTAACACTGCGTAGTAGTTTTACCTACTCGCATCGAACGTGGCTCTTCCAGAGAAGACTCTCGGGTACATCATCAGCGTCCCAACAGTTACTACGAAGGATCCTTTTGATATTATCTCCATTAGCCCAGCCTCGCTGCCAAGTAATCGGTTGTACCTCGAGTGATGTCTGGCGCTCTATCTCAATACCAAAAGCCTTCTCGAATGATACGCGCGTCTCGGGCCGGATTTGGATGATTTCATGGGTCCTTCGGGCCCCCAAGTAATCATAATCACGGATTGTGTCGTCTGACGATTGTTTCACGTGCTTTAGGTCTTCCAGTGCCCTGCTAAAATAGTCCTGTAGGACAGGCACTCCTTGAGCAAGAGACAGCTCACATTGGGCGATTGACTTGCTAACTCTCAAAGCGTAGTTATGGAAATTCCACTGCTTATAACCACAAAAGGAGTTAGAAAGAACCTTCCAGG